GACGCCAACGGCAACGAGACGCTAAAGCTGGCGTCGATTGCCAGCGCGGTAAACGAGATTTCGATTGAGAATGCCGCAACAGGAAACCCTGTGCATATTAGGGCAACAGGTGGCGATGCGTCTGTTGGACTGCACTTAGTTGCCAAAGGCGCAAGCGGATATGTCAATGTGACTGATGGCGTGGATGAAACCAAGCGCATCATGTTTAACGCTGCGGGCGGCACAACGAACACGCGCACGATGTTGTCGAGCACGCAGACCGTTGACCGCACGCTTACGCTGCCTGACGCGACGGATACGCTCATTGGTAAGGCCACGACGGATACGCTCACAAACAAGACTCTCACGAGTCCAACGCTGACGACTCCGATTCTCGGCACGCCAGCCAGCGGAAATCTAGCCAACTGCACTTTCCCAACGCTGAACCAGAACACAACTGGCAGCGCGGCCACGCTTACGACGGCCCGAGCCATCTACGGAAACAACTTCGACGGTAGTGCTGCGCTCACGCAAGCCATCGCTGGCACCTACGGCGGCACAGGCGTAAACAACGGCGCGAACACGATTACGATTGCGGGCAACGTGACGCACGCGGGCGCGTTCACGCAGACATTTACGGCTACGGCTAACACGTCGCTGACGCTGCCTGTCACGGGCACGCTGGCGACCTTGGCTGGCACGGAGGCGTTGAGCAATAAGACGATTACGGCGTCGTCGTTTAGCGGCACGTCAGCCACTATAAGCGGAAGCGTCACAGACGTATTTAGTGCTACGACAACTGCGTCAGGAAGAACTGCCTATTTCAAAAACAATACAAGCTATGCGCTTGTGGATATTACTTCAAGCGGCACAAATCAATCGTCCTATCTTAATTTGGTTCCAAGCGGAACTGGCAGCGGTGTTGTTCAGTTAAATGGTAGCGACAAATTGACCATCTCCTCCACCGGACTTGCCGTGACGGGGGCGTTGAGCGCGACGGGAACTATTAGCACAAGCGCGGGTAACATCACCGCTCTAAATGGCATATTGCAAGTAGGATCAGGCTCAAAGCAGCTTTATATGCGCACGCTTTCGGGCGTAAACCGAATCGACAGCTACGACAATCCGATCACCGCAACTCAGCCTCTGACGATTAACTCGTCAATTATGCGGATGGCGATTGCAGACACAGATCGAGCGGTTTTAGACTCCACCGGCCTCGCCGTGACTGGGGCGTTGTCGGCGACGGGAACATCAGGCAATACCCGCGCAACTTTAACGGGCAGTGGTGGTTCCGTTGGCTCACAGCTAAGAACAAACAATGATTATGGCAATTGGTTTTTTGGCGTTGCTGGCGACACTAGTGGCAACGCATTGATTTACACTGCAAACGCAGACGACCTTATTATTTACACAAATAATAGCGAACGCGCCCGCATCGACAGCAGCGGTAATCTGGGTGTGGGCACTAGTAGTCCTGCTGTAAAACTGAGCGTTAGTGCCAGCGCAAATCAAACTTCACAATTCATTTCGTCGGGAAATTACTCTTTTCTTAGAATCGGTCACACGGGAACTGGGGCAGCTAACTGGGATTTATATACTGGGGTTGGAGGCGGAAGTTCGACCTTTGGAATAGCTAACTCAGGCGGAACTCGATTAGCAATCAATAGTGCGGGTTCTATTCAATTTAATGCCTACGGTGCTGGTGCGCTTACCACGGATGCTTCTGGAAATATCACTGCATCGTCGGATGAACGCATAAAGTCTAACATCCGTCCATTCTCTCGCGGGCTTGCCGAGATTCTTGCCATCAATCCAATTCTTCACGGTTACACTGAGGAAAGTGGTTTAGATCAAACTCGTGATGACTATGCTGGTTTTTCAGCGCAGCAAATGCAGACGATCATTCCAGAAGCCATCGGTGTAAATGCTGATGGAATGTTGTCATTCTCTGACCGGCCAGTCATGGCCGCTTTGGTTAATGCCATGAAGGAATTGAACGCAAATCTGGTTGCCCAAGTCGCGGCATTGTCTCAACGTGTCGTCGTTCTCGAATCCAAATAATACTACCATGCCCGATACATCCCTCCCAACCATCGACATCAACGACATCGCTGCGGTTGTTAAGCTCATCGACATTGTTTCCACTCGCGGCGCATTTCGCGGTGAAGAACTCTTAATAGTCGGTGCCATGCGAAACAAGTTTTCTGAGATTGTAAAATCCCAGCAACCGCCCGCTGCCGAGGCACCGAAAGCTGAATAAAATGGCCGGAATAAAAGACGTAAACTGGCGCAGCTACGTTGGCCCACAGGACAACGGCAAGCTGGTTACGTCTGAGGACTGGCAGCCGCCAAGCGACCCTAAGCAATGGGACGACTTGTTCAAGTGCAGTAATGTTCAAGGACTGACGGCTCGCGGGCTAACGATTCCCGCCAGCCGCGAGGACTCGATTGATTGTGTACGCGGTAGCAATTACCTGATTCAGTCCTGCACGATTCAAGGCTCAACGACGGTGAAGGGAGCCATTGACGGATTTGAACTCAATAACTGCGTCATTTCGGGCACGGTCGAGTTGGGGCAATACGACAACTACTGGGTCAAGGGCCGCGCTCCGACGCGCAACGTAAGCCTCGTGAATTGCTGCTCACCGGATGGCTCGCCGATTCGCGTAAAGCTCTGGGATGCTGAGATGCCGCGCATCGAGAATACCAGCGTGCAGATTATAAAAATGCAAAAGTGGGTCTGGCTTCCGTATTTTATTTTCCGTCGTTTGACGAATCCGAAGAAGGTATAAGCCATGCTCGATCTTCTCACAAATGCTCTCGGTGGCGGTGCGCTCGGTGTCTTGCTTCGCATCGGCAACGGTTTTTTTGAGAACTACAAGGCCGGTCAGGATCACAAGCGTAAGCTAGAGGAGGCAAAGGCGATGGCCGAGATTGCCAGCGACAAGGCTAAATGGGATGCGTTCACGGCCAGCCAACAAGCGGCCACGCCTCCAGCCAACACATCGGACTGGGCGGCCAATTTGATAACGCTGTTTCGTCCGTTCATCACGCTGCTCCTTTTGATTCTGGTAACGATTGTTTTCTTTCGCGTCACGGCATCCGAGCAAGCTGAGATGATCGACGAAATTCAATTCTGTGCATTTAATTGTGTGGGGTGGTGGTTTGGCGATAGGATGACCCGCAAGAAATGAGCACCGAACCCAAAGACTTTGTCGAGGTTGCGCGCCTCTGGAAAGAAACCGGATGGCTCACCGCCGTCATCGGTGGCGCAGGAATGACCGCGCGTTTGCTGGCGAATCCAATCAAAGGCGACGTATGGGAATCAATTCGGCGCATCGTGATGGCCGCAATCGTCAGCTCAATCGCGTGGTTCGTCGTCGAGCAAATCGAGGTCAGCTCATTCGTGAAGGCGATAACCTACGGCGTTGCGGGCGTCATCTCACCTGAGATTATTGACGGGCTAACAACTCTGGCGAAACGGTATTCCAAGAATCCGAGCAAGCTCTTGAAGAAATGAACCCGAAGCTGATCACCGCTGCGCTGGCCGCAACCGTCGTCTGCTTTTCGGGCGTCGGAGTGATGACGGTGCAAAAAGTTTCGGAGAACATTGCGGCGAGTGACCGAGAGTTTTCGCTGACGAGCAACGTCCTGAGTCCGCTTTTCGACATTTACGGATTGGCGATTGTGGACGGTCAGGCAAAGGCGAGCAAAGGACTGATCGACGCAAAAGAGTTTTGCGCTTCGCTGACAAAGTTGGAGAGCGAAGCCGAGCGACTGATCTCCGAGTTTGGTCAGCCTTCGGAACTCGTGGCGCAGCATAAGCTCGTGAAAGCCTATTTGAAGAAAGCGCGCGAGGCGTGCGACAAGGGCGAAATCGAAACGCTGAACTCGCCGAGCATGACCGCAGAACTTTATGGCGTCATCGAGCCAATGACCGCGCTCATTAACAAGCTCTTGCTCGACAAGCTGACAGTCTCGCGAACGCACAAAGACGCCGCCGACTCGGCTTTGCTGACCTTTGAACGCTTCGCCAGCGTCGCGGCTGGGCTTGGCATCGTGTTTGCGGTCGCGCCTTGGATTGGCAAGCGGCCGAAGATCGTAAAGAAGCGAGCCAAGCGGTGAGCGATTTTGACGTCCGTCGCACTAGCGATGGAACAAGTCATCACATTCGCAGCCTCGACAGGAGCCATTGACGCCGAAGCT